GTATGGCATAGCAATACCTCATATTAGGTTACAACTATATTTGTACAATAAAAAAAGGGGATCCGAAGATCCCCTTAAAAATGGTAAGTTAAAACTTACTTCTTTTTTTCATCCATTATACGAGGATGTTTTCTACTGCAAAGATGCGGTAGTACTGGTTTGCACGGTTAGTACCAGTTTCACTAGAAGAGGCGCCACCCGCAAATGGGTTAGCAACCATACCGTAGCGAGTCTTAAACCCGATACGTGGCTGGAAGTCAACCTCGCCAACCGCACGAACCATTGTTAATGGAACGTAAGGAGCGTAGAAGAGACCTGCGTCGTATGGGTTAGTACCACGGTAACCAACAGTTACGTAGTCACGAGTTGCGTAAGGATCGATATAGACCTTAGTGCGACCGTTCAATACACCAGCGAATGTTGAACCAGTATCGTCAACGTTCAGGTTAGCTGCAAGAGCAGGAGTGTAATCAAGCATACCAGCTGCAGTCAATGCAGAAGCTACGTCTGAAGAACAGATAATGAAGTTACCTTTGCCGCGACGAGTGTCTTTAGCAATTGCGTTAGCTTCACGCTCGATCTGAACCATGAGACCTTTGAACTTCTCAACTGACCAACGACCATCGGAATCAGTTTCAACGTCGAAAGTACCAGGAGCAGCAACGTTAGAAGTCTGTGCACCAAGCTTCGCTTTAACGTTGATAGTGCGGATAACTTCACGGTTGATTTCAGCAAGGATCTCAGCTGAAAGAATGTTAGCGAGTTCGCTTTCAGCGTCAAGACCGTGGATTGCTTTAAGGTCCTGTGCCAATTCCATAGTGTACTCAGCTTTGAGTGCACGAGTCTTAGCAGTTACGCTAGTCTTCTCGATTGAGAAAGCCATCTGAGCGAAAGGATCGCCACTGTTACCAAGAGCTTCACCATCAGCTGTAGCAAGACCAGCGCCAACAGCAAAACTATCTTCTACGCCGTCAGTGTTAGCATCAGTACCAGTAGTACCAGCAACAGATGAAGAATCACCGCCGTTTGCAGTACCGTTACCAGAGAAGCCAGCATTTGCTTCGTCAAACAAAGCTTCTGTGCCACCCTGTGAAGTGTACTTGCTCTTCATAGCGAAGATCAAACCAGTAGGACCAGACATAGGCTGAACACCAGCTACGTCATAAGCCATAAGGTTAGGCATTGCACGACGAACGAGGCTGATCAGGACGGGATCCCAGTTAGCCATGTTGCCAGTACCGCCAGTAGTAGCGTTAGCAGCAGTTTCAGTCATGAAACCCATTGCACCACGCTCTTCGCGGAGAGCTTTTTCTTGGTTCTCAAGAAGTATTGCAGTTACGCTCTTCTTGTAGTTATCCTGAATTGAAGGAATCTCAGAGTGCTCGAGGATCGGCGCCCATTTTTCCTGGATTTGTTCTGAATTAAACATTAGTTACTCCTAATTTACTTTTTTAAAGTTTTGGTTAATGCGGCAGTATATTGTGCCATGATTGGAGAAAGCTCAGCTTGCTCATCATCGCCTACAACAACTTCTTCATTGTTATTAACAACTGGTTTTGCAAAATAAGACTCTTTCAATGTTGCAACTTTCTTAGCAAAAGTTTCAGCATCATCAAAGTCAACATCTTCTGCCAATGACTTAAGTTTCTCAACTTGAGTATCAGCTAAATCTTTAGATGCATTTGCGATAATTTCTAATCGCTGGAATGCTTGAACAGACTCGTTCAAACGGATATTGTCCTGCGTAGATGTTGCCAAATGCTCTTCTAGCTCTACAACTTGAGCTGCAAGATCATCTACCAAATCAACTTTGGATTCAGGTACATCAATATAATGCTCGACAAATACGCCTTTCAACGAAGTCATAAATGACTCGGCGATTTCAGTACGAAGACCACTTTCGATGGCAACCTTGTTTTCTTCCATCCAATTCTCAACTACGTAGTTAAGGTAACCATCTACCTTCTCAACGAGATCAGATTTGATTGAAGCAGTTTCTTCTTCTAAAGACTGAGTGTACTCAGCTTCTAGACGATCAATTTCTGCACTAACCTTAGTCTTAACGGCCGCTTCGAAAATTGTTGCTGCTTTTTCTTGGAATCCTTCAGCAAGCGTTTCATCAGATGAAACAAGAGCGTCAAGGTCAGCAGTAAAGTCATATGACTCTTTTACTTTACCCTTAGTCTCTACCATTTTTTCGTCTTCATCTTCGTCATCCATATCCATGTCATCGCTTTCCTTAGCGTTGAACTTTTCATATGCTGCGACGAGCTTTTCTTTGCTCATCGATGACATTTCTTTGTACATAGCTTGAATTAAGCCAGCTTTTGTTTTAGGTACTTCAGCCTGAGTAGTTGCATCTGCAGCTTTCTTTGTAGCTGCTACAGAAGCATCTTCTTCATCTTTGGCTTCTTCTAAAACATCTGCATCTTCCACGATGGCTTCCTCGGTCTCAACTTCAACGTCTTCAACGAGGTCATCATCTTGGAGCTGTACTTCAGTAACGTCCTCAATGAGATCTAACTCTTCTGTTTTAGTCTCTTCAGACATATATTACACTCCTTAATAATCTAGAGTTAAAGTTTTGAGAGGAAATCTTGCCACACCTTCAGCTGACTTTCGGCCAACTGGGATGAAGATGCTCTTTTGATTTCAGTCTCATATTTTTCAATATCTTGTGCTTTGAGTATGCCATTATCCCAAATCCATTCAACGCCTTCCATAATCCCATTAACGAAGGCTTCAGGAGCTGAGGGATCTTGGACAATGTCCACCGTCGAAAGAATAAAATCATTCCCTACAACGTTTACCCCTTGCCTTTGCACAAGTGTACCCATACCACGACTAGAAACACCCAGTTGAACACCGCCTTCGACCAAACCTTTTACAATTTGACCCATAGGAGTATCAAGTACGAGTGCTTTTCCCATTACATTATTTCCGTCCCAAGAGAGTTCAGTAATGCGATGTGAAACTTTATCTAAGTTAATCGTAGGACCATCGGGATGATTTAACTCACCGACAGCACGACCCTTAGCTACTTGTTC